GGTCCAAACGGTTCATAAGGTCGTACATCTAAAGTTCCATCATTAGTAGCGCCTGTTCCTGTTTCTGCAGTAGGCATAGTAATTATAAAACTTTTTGCTGTAGGTAATGATTGTATTTCAAATAAAACTGAATTAAAGTCTGAAGCTGTATAACCTGTATCAGGTGATGTAAAAGATCCAGCATTTGCAAAAGTAACAATGTTACCTACTTCTAAATTGTGTGCTGAAGTTGTTGTGATTGTAACTGACTGGGAGCCGTTAACCGTGGTTATATTAGCACCTACAGAATAGTTATCTGTCCAAAGAGGTGTAATATCATAAAAGGCACCTTCGTAATAAATTGCTAAAACTTTATCTGTACCTATTGCAGCATACTTACGTCCATCTAAATCTGTCCAAACATGCATGTCTCTTGATACACCAGCTAATAAAGCTTTGCTTCCTTTTACAAGAGATTCCCAACCTCCTATTTTTTCAGGTGCACCATATCTAAAACGAACAAAATCACCATCTACCCATGTTCCTTTTGCTTCGAGTGAGGTAAATTGTTTGTTAAATCCAGCAGCTATTGGTACTTTTGATAAAGCCATGCCACATTATACTATAGTTAATACGATATATAAATATCGGTTATTCTTCAGTTTTTGCTTTAGGAATTGTTTCTAAACCTCTTACAGAAGGTTTAAATTTTCTATTCCATTCAACAACCATAGCCATAAGAATATTGCCAAAGTGTCTTAAAGCAACATCAGTCATTTCAAAATGTTTTTTCTCATTAATTATTTTAATTTCTTCATCAGAAAAACATATTAAAGCTGAACCGTCATTTTTTTGTTTTATATCCATAATTATTTATTAAATCTTTTTGCTATATACTTATAATCTTTATGAGTAGGATCTGCAAGTATGTTATCAATATAAGAACATTTTTTTTCTCCATGATAAGGCCCTCCTTTAGAAACACCAAAATAAGGTCTTCCATCTAAATGATACATATTGAATGGGCCGTGTGCATCTACATAATGTAAAAAAACTTGAGAATACCAATCTCCAGTAAATTTTTCTCTCCAATGTAATTGATCAAATCCATAATATAAAACAGCATCACCAGGTTTCAAATAATAAGGTTTATCCTCAACGTACATCGGCCATTCAGTTCCATCAGAAGCTATGTGAACAGAAACACTTATTTGACAAGAAGGTCTATCATAATGTTTTACTAATTCTCCACCTTTTGTATACATTCTCCAATATGCGTAAGTAGGTAAACACTTCACACCCGTTTCTTTATTCAATAAATTTACTTTTGATTTTAAAATTGAATCAGCTAAAGTATCTCCATAAGTTGAAGTTTCACCTTGTTTTACTTGACCTGTATCCCAAGAATTATGTTCGTCATTATTTCTATGATAAAATATTGTGTAATATTTTATTAACTCTACCTGTTCTTTTGTTAAAAAATTATTAATAATTTTATTTGGAGTTTTAATTATATGATCCATGACACTACAGAATATCTTGTACCCTTTGTTACTGGCATAACTTTATGAGGGTACATAAAGTTACTTGGCCAAATTATAATTCTATTTGATTTAGGTTTTATTAGATGTGGTTCTTCATCTTGAGAATGTTTAAAAGCAATTTGTCCTCCTTCATAATCATCATTAACATAAAAGATAATACTTAAATTTCTAGGAGTTTTTTTATGGTTGTCTACATGCCAATCATAATGTCCTGATTCAACATATTTAAGAATATGTATTTCATTAAGATGTGAATTATGACAATCTAAATTTATACCTTTTTGATAAGCTAATTGAGCTTCTATAAAATAACATTTTAATAAATTAAACCATTTAGCATTCGTCATATCATACTGATATTTGTGTAAATATCTAATTTGTGTTTTTCTAATTTTATCTACAACTTTTGGAGTTTTATTTCCTATAATTTTTGCATCTTCAAAATCACAAGTATTACAGTATTCTTTAAGAGTATTTAAAACATCTACAGGTAAAAAGTCATCGTGAACGACTATATAATTTTTTATGTCCATGTTTTTTTATGCCAAAATAAATTACGATATTTATGTAATAATGTAGAATTAAAAATAATATTTGTCAATTTCTTGGAAGGGTTTTTAGAATGTATTTTCATTTTCCAAGCTTCTCTTTTAAAAGGGATTATTTGTACATAAGGTGTTCCTTTTTTTATAACATCATTAAACTCTGGATATTTATCTCCATTAATAATAAATGGAAAATTAACTGGTTGATGATAAGTATCTGTATCAACAATACCCGCAATTATTTCAAATCTATCATCTCTATTATTTAAAGGTGGTATGAATAAACAAGAATAACCTTTAGGTGTTACAATTTTCCAAGGATTAAAAAATTTATGTATAGGTAAAAATTTGTTTCTACTTTCTAAGGGACTTCCAGCAATTTGTTTACTATTATGCATACTATGAGATCCATAGTTAGCATCATTAATATTTAATTTATTATGGCCTCCTAAATTTTCTTCATATAATGCAAATTGAGCATAATAAGAAGGAACACCTTCTTTATTAGGAATATTATGCTGTATTAAAACATCTTGTGGTAGCTCTAAAACATAACCTGTAGTTAAAGCATCTAAAAAAGGCATACACCCTTTAACAGTTTTATGTGTAGGAGTATGTTCTAGTTTTTTAAACCATTCAGGTATGTTTAATTTAACTGGTTTTGGATAACCTAGGTTTAACTCAACAAAGTCTTTAGGTGCTATGAACTCTATAGTGTTTTCAAACATCTAGAGTTTATATAATAAACCTTATGGAATTTGTAAAGTAGTATATGCAGGATTTACACCTAAACCGTCTAAAGTAGTTGCAAAAACACCTGATGTTGGATAGCTAACTCCAGAATGATCTAAACCTTGTAAAGTAGATTTGTAAGTATTTAAAATACTTATCATTCCATTGCTAGGGTAATTTGAAACTGCCTGATCAATTGATGTAATAGTTGCATTGATATCATTAGTTAATAATGATGAATCAGCATAACCCATTTCATCAGCACCTGTGCCTTCAGTAAAATTGTCTGACCAAGTTAAAGCATCTGTTTCTACATTTGCTGTTACAGAAGATAAACCTTTTCTTAATTTTTGAAATTCAGCATCAGTTATAGAAATTGCAAGAGCACCAGGATATGCACTTAAGATATATCCTTTATGAGTATCATCTGAAGCTATTTTTTTTAAACTTCCATTTATTTGATCAAAAATTGCGTATGCCATATTCTATTCTCCTTTAAATTGTGTCAGCTGGTGATTTTGGACCAATATCTTCTAAAACAAGTATATACCCGCCTGTTCCTGCAGTTCCTGAACCTGCTGGTCCACCTCCACCATAACTTCCTCCACCTGACTGTGGAGATTGAGTGTAGATAGCAGGCATTACATCTATTGTTTGGTGTTTAGTGTTACTTGCAAAATTATATGCTGCAGTTGGACTATTAGTAAAAGGTCCGTTTGTATTAAAGCCTGTTAAAGAATCTAATGGACTTGGAGAAGTATAACTTACACCAAGAACACTATATGTTTCTCTTACAGGTGGATATCCTACTAAAGCTCCAGGAGCAGTTCCAGGGTTTCCTCCACTGTTACTTTGGTTAGCACTAAATTGTGCAGCAGGGCCTCCACCACCGCCATTAGCAGTTCCTAAATTTGCAATAGTTGTAGAACCCCCTGAGTTACCAATATCTTGATAAGGTCCTTGGTTACCACCACCACCTACAGAATAAGGTTGAGCATAAGGTTGAGATATTGGAGTTTCAAAATATCCGAATCCTCCTAATCCACCTCTAGTTCCTAGAGCACCGTTTTGCCAATTTCCTCCAGGGCCTCCTCCGCCACCTCTCATAAACGCACCGATAAGAGTTGCAGTTGCGTTTGCTGTGTAAGTTCCAGAACCTGAACTGTAAAATTGTGTAATTTTTAATTGTGTTGTAGGTCCTGCACTTCCAGAAGAAGCCGCAGTAATTCTTCCATCAGCATCAACAGTTATTGTTGCTGCTGTGTATTCTGCAGCAGTAACTCCAGTTGAAATTAATTGATCGGGACCAACTGAGTTAGAAGCTAATTTAGTTTGTGTAATTTGTGATTGAGAAATTTTAGCACTTGTAATTGCGTTATCTGCAATTTTTGCAGTTGTAACTGCGTTTATCGAAAGTTTTGCAGCAGTAATTGCATTGTCATCTATTTGTGCATTACCGATTGTTCCACCTAAAGTGTTAAGAGCAATTTCATTTAAGTTTGTAGCATCAGAATATGCTGCAACAATTTTAGCTTCGCCTGCTGTAAATCCTGTACCACTTACAGTTTTAATTGTTAAGTTTGTTACGCCTGTGACAGCTGATAAATCAAATATGTAAAATTTTTCAATTCCATCTGGAATATGTACTTCTGAAGCTGTAGTTAAAGTTCCTGTAAATTTAATTACCATGTTTCTTGCGTTTGACAAAGTTGCATCTGTCATTGCAAGTGTAACAGTACCACCATCTGAAAGTGCTACTGATTCATATCCAGCAATTGCTTGTTGAATAAGATTTAAATTCGAATTTGTTTTATCACCCCATGTACCAGCATTTTCACCGGTTACCATTAACTCTAGAGCGAGATCTGTAGAATAACTTGATGCCATAAATATTTTCTCCTAATAATTTTAATTTTACCTTAACTATGCAGCTAGATCAACCTCTTTCCAAACATTAGTTACGTTAGGATCGATCTCATTCCATGCTGAGATTTTAGATGTACCCACAGAACCTGTCAATACTTGACCTGTTGGTATTACTTTTGCTGTTCCTGTTACAGACACAGTTCCAACAAAAGTGCCTGCTTGAACACCTAAAACATCGTATTTTGTAGCTTGATCTACTTGACCTACAGAAACTGAGGATTGTGAACCTGTTAAAGTTCCTGTATTTGCATTACCTGTAATACTTACTTGACCTGAATTAGTTTCTGCACTGCTACCGTAAACAGGTACATCAATTCTTGTTCCAGCAACCACAATTCCTGCATTTGTAGATAATTGTGATCCTGTAACTGGTTCGTTTGTATCTTGTTCTAGTGTTATAGAACCTTGAGAAAGTTGTAATAAATTTTCTCCAGCTTGAATTACTGAAACATTAGCATCTACTTGAACACTAAATGTTCCGATATTTGTAAAGTTTAATTGCTGTCCTGTAACATCAACATTAACATCAATAATAGGTGAAATAGAATTTACACTTGAAGTTAATTGTTGACCTACAAGTAAAGCAGAATAAGTATCGCCCCAAGCTCTATTACCCCATTTACCACGTCCCCAACCTACTTCAACTAAACCTTCTGCTATTACAGTTCCTAAAGCAGAAGACATTTCTTGTCCAGAAACTAAAACGGTTCCACCTATACCCCAAGCAAGTGATCCCCATTCTTGTCTACCCCAACCTCTAGCGATAATACCTTCAGCAGTAAC